GCTTTTCAAAAGAGTAAACATCTACCTTTTCAATTGCGCTCAAGTCTTTAATCTTGATGTCATAACCACCGCCAATCGTTGCGTTTGTTTTAAAGTCAACAATAGACGAATGCAAAGGCGATGTGTAGTAAAGTTGGTTAATCATTTGAGGGTACAAGTCATCCTCTCCAAATCTAATTCTACCGTTTACTTGTTGTCTACCGTTTACATATGGCAAAGATAGATTCCCACTACCAACTTTTAGAAATGGTGTAGAGAAGGCTTGATAGCCACTTGTTTCTACTGATTCGATAGCTTTACTACTACCAATGTTAAAACCGAATAATTTCATTTAATCGTAAATTGAATTAATATCTTCCCCTGCTACTACCATTCGACCCTCTTCAACTAAAGTTAGTCCTGTTTCATCTTCGGGCGGTGTTGCGCTTTCATAAACTGAGTATGTGAATTGACCTTTAACAAATGTTAAATCCTCTCCCTCTTCAAGCGTGAATAAATTGTATCTGTTTTTATATGCACTTGTATCTGTTCCAATCCAATAGATTTTATCCGATTGTAGATTGTACTCGTTTTGAAATACAAACAAATAGTAAGGATTCGAAATGGTTGTATCTTCCGTTAAGGTTAATACAATAGTGTTGACTTCTCCCTTGTTTATATAAATCATAACTATAATGATTGAAAAGTGAAAGTTGTTTAAAAAGAAAACCCCCACCAATTAAGATGAGGGCTTCTTATTTACGAGTAGGTTATTAAGCTCCGATTAATGCTTCGATAATATCAGCATCAACTTCTTTAGCAAGGTATGGATTTTCTGCAATCAACGTTACAGAATATTTAGAACCATCCGCTTTCATTGTTCCTGAGCCTTCGCCCGTTGCACTTACTTGCGCATAAGGGAAGTACCAATATTTACCGTTTGCATCTTTTACGATAACAGATAAATCTCTTTGACCTTCTCCTAAGATTTTAATAGCACGAGATACTAACGCTTCTCTACGTGAGAACATCAAGTTTATAGTTCCCGTAACAAAAGACGAACCGTTCACTAAATCAATTGCGCTTTCTTCTGTGTAGTTTCCTGTATTTCTACGGAACTCAAATACTTCGTAATCTGCTGAAGCAGTAATAGCATCAATAGTCCAAGTCGCATCTGTTTCTGTAATAGCAGTTATGTTCGATTGGTCGTTAATGTATAACGCCGTTATCCCTCCTAAGTTTCCATCGCATCCTTTAGCGATGTTTTCTAGTGTTGTACAAGCCATATTTTTTTATATTAAAAAAGGGCGGTGTATATTGCACCACCCTTCTTAGTTAGTATTAGTTCTTATTAAGAGTAAAGAACGATTTCTGTAGGGTTCGTGTAAGCAAAACCTACTTTCAAGTTTGCACGAGTTCTCAAATATGGCTCAGCAACTGAATCATTCAAGTTAACCGCTTTCAATGCTCTTGAATCTCCTTCTGCATCGAATGCGTAGATAAGGTTGTTTTTCAAAGTCAAGACCGCAGTATCGTTAGGCATACCTTCAGCAACTACCATTTTAATTCCTAAGAAAGTCAAAGCTAATGGAGTAGTAACGTATGTTTGAGTGTTACCCGTTGCAGCAGCTAATTCATAAGCAGTAGCAATGTTAGAAGAAACGTAGAAACGTAAGTCTGCTTTTTTACGTTTGATTGATGCAGGTGCAGCATTCAAAATTGCAGTCAATTGAGCGATAACGTTTGAAGAAGTAATTGCAACATTTGCAACGTCAACAACTCCAGCGTCAGCTAATAACTTTTTGATGTAACCATCACACAAAGCTAAAGTATCGTCTCCGCTTCCTGTGTCTCCTTGCCAACGAATCAACTCTAAATCTTCTTGGATTTGCATTGACATTTCGTTCCAGTAGTAGTTCATAAATGAAGCAACTGTAAAGTCTCCATTTGAACCTTGAGCCATTTGCAAAGATAAGAATGATTGCTCTAAGTCGAATTGGCAAAGTTGAGCCATTGCAGACAAAGGACATACTGTGATGTCAATTGCATCTAGGTTGTCAGTAGGTGCTGAGAAGTTACAAGTAGATGCTTGTAAGATGTTTCCAAAAGTAACGTTTGCTAATTTTGTTTCTGATTTGATACCTGGCAAAGTGCGATAGTTATCTACTAAGTCTTCTGTAAGGTAAGCACGAGAGTAAAACTCGTTAGGGTTAGGACACAACAAAGCATTTGTTTCGATGTCCAAATTAAATTTTAAATTTCTTTCCATTTTTATTATTTTTTAAATGTTTCTCTGAACGCTGTGAAACGCTCATTTACTGATAATTTGCGCATTGCAATTTCTTCTTCTTCCTCCACTTCGCTTTCTACGGTAGGAATCATGTTTTTAATTTCTGCTATCAACTGCAATACTTCGTTGATTCGCTCGTCTAAGATTGGTGTAACGATAGCCAAAACTGCTTCAGCGTCTGCGGTAGCATCAACTGCCATTGCCACTTCTTCTTCTACAACTTCTTCTTCGGTTACTACCTCTTCTTCTGTTTCGGTTGCCATTGTCACTTCTTCTTCGACTACTGCCTCTTCCGTTGACATAGCTTCCTCAACAGGTGCATCTTTCACTTCAACAATCTCGCCATCTGTTACAATGTAGATTTTGCCTTCGATTAGATGTTCTCCATCGGGTAACTTCATACTATATTTGGTTTTTAATTCCGATAATTTAAGACCTAAGAATCCTTCGATACTAAAGCCTACTTGACCTTTTTTAACTAGTTGCTCGTAGTACTTTGAATCTGTTACTTGAGCCGTTAACATGAGCGTTCCTTTTGGTACTTCAATACCATACGATGTAAACGCTTTATCTACTTTAGGATTTTCAACTAACCATGCTTCAAGAATGTAAGCGGGTACTGTTTTCCCAGCGTCATGCTCTAAGTTAAAAAGGTCTTTATTGTTTAGGTTCTGCATAAAGTCTGAGAAGATATTTTCAATCTCAGCTTCTGTGAATTGTACGTAGTACTCTTCGCCATCGTCATTTCTGTAGATGTCCATAGGAATCATAGCGGGTGCAACGATTCTCATCTTCGGCTCATCCTTAAACTCAAACGCTTGACTACTAGAAAATGCCATACCCTTAACCATAATCGCAGGTTTAGCAGTGAATGCTACTTGCTCTATTCCTAAAGCGTTGCCCTCAGAATATTCCTCGTCAATAGTGATTTTATAAATAGGTAAATCATTTGCCATAACAATAATGAAAACTATTTGTCAAGTGTTCAAAAATTTGTATATTTGGAAAAAAATTACTATGGTAGAAATTAGAGGTTATCAAATTAATAACGACATCGCAGAGTTGACGCTTGACGAATTTGAGAAAGTAAGTAAGATTCTAAACGATGAGGAACTAGATAAATTCGAAAAATGGGCGGATGTGTTTATCTTCTTGGGTGTTCCATCTTCTGAGGTTAACGACATGGAGTTTCAAGAATTTATTGATTACGTGAAATTGTTTAATGATACACAAGCAATCAACGATATCGAAATAATCCAAGAATTTGAGTTAGATGGCTACACATACCGAGCGTATGAAGATGAGTTTAAACTGAAAGTTCGTGATTTAAAAATGATAGAGAAAGCAATGGGTAAAGATAATACTAACTACTTTGCTCGTTTAATGGCAATCATATTTAAGCGCACCGATTTAACCAACGCTGAACACTACGAAAACGCACATCTAAAACATAAAGAAAAGTTGTTTAAAGATTTAAGTGCTACGTTGGTCGTGCCTTACGTTGTTGCAGTATCTCGTAAACTAATCTCTCAAAATGAAGTTACCGAAGTCGTGGAATGATGTAACGGTAGCACAGTACATCGAAGCTAGAAAATCAGTAAACATGGATTCTAACTTTGAAAGTCAGCTTGAACTCTTAGGGGTTCTTGCTGATGTACCTACCGAAGACTTGGAAGATTTAGAACTTGACGAATTTAGTGCGCTACTTGCTAAGATTTCTTTTGTACAATCTGAGCCTAACAAAAGAGCAGCACAATCAATCCTTGAATATCAACTCAAACCACTAAATAAAATCAAGGTAGAAGAGTTTCTAGATTTAGAGTACTACGTTACAAAAGACTATATTGAATACCTACCGATTATTTGCGCTATCCTTTACAAGCAAACACGAGTTGATGAGTGGAAGCATTTATCTTACGAACCGCACGAATACGATTTAGAAGAACGCTCTAAAGAATTTCTAAACCTATCAAT